CATTGTTTTATTATCTATATTTAACTCATCAACAAACCCATAGGCTTTTAATGATATTTGTAATTTTTGATTTTTTAATTGCTCTGTTTTTAAAGAATTTTGAGCATCTGATAATTCTCTATTTTGTTGGTTGGCTTGGCTTTCTCTTTGAGCTTTGAAAGTTGTTATTGCACTTTCCATTTCCTCTGCAGATAAACCTTGCTTTTGAAAATAGCTTTTCAATATGCTATCTTCTGTTTTTGCATTTCTACCATCTATCATTTCTTGGATTTTTGCATAATCTATAGCTCCAGCTGATGGTTGATTTGCATTTTGATTTGTTTGTTGCCCAGTAGTGTTTTGGGCATTTGGATTTGAATTATTATTTACACCATTGTTATTTGTGTTGTTATCTCCATCCATTCTCACTACCTCCTACTTTTTTAAGTCTTGAATTGACTATTTAATAAATTTGCACATGCTTTTTTGTATGGACATCAGTGCTTGGTCCATATTAAAAAGAGCCTTTCGGCTCTTAATTAATCAACATATAAACTTCTTTGAAGTTCTTCATATCTTGTTTTTGATACTTTATATTGCTTATCTCCATCTTTTACTGGTTTATTATCTTCTAGACTTTCATCTAAAACAAAAGTATCTCCAACATTATAAACAACCTTTGAGTCATATTTATCCCTAAAAACTTCTTTTACAGTTGGAACTTTGTTTTCTGTAGCTTGCACTTTTGCATCTTCATTTAATGGAGCTTCTATTTTAT